GAAATTCTGAAGGGATCATGGCAGGTAGCAATACCCGCCTGGCTTCTCAACAGAAGCCCTCGTCTCGTCGTAAGCGAACGAGACAACTTCCTGGTCCGGGAGGACCGAACGTGCCTAATTTAGGTAACGTTACAGGAAGAATACCCAACACCTCTCAAAATGAAGTGTTGAGTTCTCGGCTTGACATGTCGTTCAATAATACAGAACAACCACAATGTGGGCTGTATTATAAAACGCATGAAAATCTATCCACAAGGAATAGATTGCCACCTCTTTTTACTTATCCGATTGAAGTTTTAGCAAATTGCAAAAACTTCCGGTTCGTAAATGGGGTGGTGTCGGGCTATGGGAAAGCGGTCCTTAATGTAAGGCCGCCTCCCAGACCACCCGGACTCTCAATCCAGGAATTCTATGCCCTTTGGGCAGAGGATATCCTTCGTGCTGCTTCGGCAATTTCCAGGCAGCACGGAGGTAGAGACAAGGGGCTCCGTCGTTTTCGACGGAACCACCTTGTTCTCTCCTTCATGAGAGCTTCGTGGGACGCGGTCCTCACGGCATACCAATTAGTACGCAGTGTGGAAATGGTCAAATACGGAACATTCCTGTCTCAACCCGATTCTCGGGCAATACAGGGTTTGAACCGATTCCGCGTTCAGCTGGTAAGCCACCCTTTGGAGGCAGCAGCACGGGCCAAGTCATTGTTCCAGGCTAATCGAGCCTGGTACTATGGTGGCCCACGTCCATCAGGACGGCTGCTTATCTTCAAAGAGAGGCGAATGGCATTGCTGAGTTCATACTCAGCACGTGCCCTTCCACCAGCTCCTCCATCTCCGGATGGGCTCGACGGCTTGTTCGAACGTTTGACGTCCGCACCAGCCCCAGAACCCCCGAGGTGGAGACCGTTCCTTCGAGAGTATGTTCACAGGTGGGCCCCCAAACGGGACCCTGAACTGTTTACCATACCATCTTCACATGCAGGCCTCGGATATCCGAGGTTTACAGGCGGTCACGTAACCGGTGTTCAGCATTTGCTGCTCATCGGCTACGCGTCTGTGAAGACGAAGGAACTTCGGCAATTTGCAGCCGCTGATGCTGCAACTGCCGGCCTTGAAGCCAGTATGAATTCATATTCAACACTGGGTAGGTCCTCAAACGAAAACATTTTTCGCTTTGAGTTCATGAGCCAGAACTTCCCCTATTCCAAGGAGTGGAAAGAGGGGTCACAGCTCATGAAGGGAGTTTGGTCTGACTTGCAGACAGAACTCCCGGCCAAGGCCGACATGTTCCGCGAATTCCTTCGGGAGGGGGTCGCGTATGTTATGCATCGCCTAACATACCTTCCCATTCTCCCGATAAGCGCGGAGGAGAAGGGCTTGAAGGTTCGGTTCCCCACAATGAGTCTCACTGCGGCGAACTTGATCCAACAAGTCTTGCGGAGGGTTGCTGACCATGTCATGGTCAACGACCCCCGTTTCTCCCAAGCATTGGGTGGACACCGGGACATTGATATGTCCGGTGACACAGGTCCGTGGTACTCGCAAGATGCCACGGCAGCCACGGACTATCATGCCCAGTGGCTCACCCAAACTTTCTATGAGGAGTTGACCGAGCGTTATGCTTGCGTTCGGCCTTATACCAAGTACTTTCAAAAGTTATTTGGTACAAAGAAGCTCCTCAGGGACATAGATAGTAGTTTACTACTATGCCCCCTTCTGGTTGAGTTCCCAGACGCTCCTCTTTTGCCTCAATGGCAAGAGGATTTGTCGGAAAGGCATCCAGAATGTGCTAACCATGCGGAAGTCATCCTCAAATTGACGGATGACTGGCTGTCAAGGTTAGAGTCCCTCCCCGGGACCCTGACAACGACGGGACAGATGATGGGTGATCCCACATCTTTTCCTGTAATGATGCTGCATACATTGTATTCAGCATCAGAGTCGTTGGTGCGTTACCCTTATTCCAAAAAAGAGAAAAGGGCAAAGCACTATCCGGGCCTTAGGAGAGGGGATGTGGTGTTAAAAGGCGTCGGTGACGACGCCTTGAAACCTCGTTGGACATCGGCACGCCGCAGAATGTACGATTCTGTGTTCGTGTCGATGGGAGGTCGGTTGTCAGCACCCAAGTGCTTCCACCATCCCTCTCGGGGCATCATCTGTGAGATTCCCACAGTTCATGGTGTCCCCCAACGGGTGTTTCAAACATCCACATTGGTAGCCCCACCTGGGGGGTCCAAGGGAGCGGTGACCTGGTCAAACCAGGCTGCCGCCATCCGAGGAGACCCAGATGTGGTAAGTCTCCGCATGCCAAAATGCATGTGGAAGTGCTCCCCGTATTTTTATACGTGGATGCTGGCTTACCGCATGGGGCTACCAATCGCAGTTGAACCTGCCTACGGAGGAGTGGATGTTCCACTCCGACCGAAGGTTAGTACAACTGACCATGTGCCATGGCTCCAGTTCCTTTCACAGCTGTCTTTACAACAGTTAGTGGCAGGAGCTGGCCTAGCCATCGGGCAGCAGTCTCGTACAACATTGTTGGACAAGGCTGCTACTCGTTGGTTAGATGAAGTAGTGAAGACCAATACTTGGCAAATTGCCAAGGCTCGCCGGGCGAAACGCCCAGAGAACTGGCCTCCACTTCTTAGCCATGACCCTTGTACCGAGGCAGCAACGATAAAACATTCGATTTCGGATGTCTATCGTAGCATCCTCGGTCAGGTCCGAGGGGTGGAATT